TTTGTTTACTGAACACTCAACATCAAAACAAGAAAAAATTAACATTTTAAGAAGATTTGATAGTGTTGAAACTATTAAAGAATCTAAAAATTTATATCAGTCCCTTAAAAATGAATTATCTGCGGGAACTAAATCTCAACCTATGAATGAATCACTTGAGAACAAAATTGCAAAAGCACCTTCAACAGGTTCAGCAGTTAACTTAATTGAGTCTAAAACATATGAGAATCCACAGTTCTTGAGAATGAAAGATTTAATGGCAAAATTAAAATAAAAATAAACTAAAAATAAATAAAAACCAAAAAAAATGGGAGCATTATTAGAATCAGGTCTTGTTGGTAACATCGGGTTAAAACACTTGAAAGTTATTAAAGAAGATACTATTAACAAATGGGATAAATTAGGATTCCTAGAAGGTCTTAAAGGACACTTAAAAGAAAACGTAGCTCAATTATATGAGAACCAAGCGTCTTTCTTAATTAACGAGGCAACTTCAGATGGTTCATCAGGTTCATTCGAAACTGTTGTATTTCCAATCGTAAGAAGAGTTTTCTCAAAATTATTAGCTAACGATATCGTATCTGTACAAGCTATGAACTTACCAATCGGTAAATTATTTTACTTCATCCCAAAAATCCAAGGATATCAAGATGGAGCGTCTCAAAATATGATTGATAACCAAGCAGGTGGTGACCACTTCGCACCAATCGGAGCACCAAACGGACCAACAAATGACCAAGCAAATGTTGGATACACAGGAGCTCAAGCTTACAAGAAAAATCTTTATGATTTATTCTACGAAGGAACTGAGGGAGGTTTAGACCCAGCAGGTTTGTTTGATTATTCAAAAGGTTCTTTCTCATCTGTAACTGCGGTAACTAATGTAGTTATTTGGAGTAATGGTGAATTAACTACTACAGGTGCTGCGGCGGCTTACAGTAATAAAAACGTAAGAAAAATTTTAGTTGGTGTTTCAGGATTCACTGCTTCAGGAGCAGGAAAATTAATCGGACCTGATGGTAATGAAATGGATACTGAGACTTTCTTATCAGATTTAAAAATTTACGCTAATAGCTTCTCACCATTCTCAGCAAGTACTTCTTGTGGAAGTATTATCTCAGGTTCTACCTCAACTCCTACACCACAATCATTATTGTTCAGAGTAGTAACTCAACAATATGGTAAAGGTATCGTACAGTACGGTAAAACTACTCAAACTAACTTCCCAAGTGCTAGCGGTAGTAATCCTGCTGGTAATGGTGGTTCATTCTACGACGTTTGTGACGCTCAAGGTGTTATCTATTTAGAAGTTGATTTATCTTGTCCGGTATGTGCAACTTGTGAAGGTGAAACTTTAGACGGATACACAGGTACTACAATTGGTACTTTAGCTCTAACTGGATTCACAGCTGTTTACAGAAGATATAAAGAAATGGAATTTGAAGATAAAATCGGTGAGGTTTCTTTCGACTTACAATCTGTAACAGTTTCTGTAACTGAAAGAAAATTAAGAGCACAATGGTCTCCTGAGTTAGCTCAAGACGTTGCAGCTTTCCACAACATCGATGCTGAAGCTGAATTAACAGCTTTATTATCTGAACAAGTTGCGGCTGAAATTGACCGTGAAATCTTAAGAGATTTACGTAAAGGTGCAGCGTGGAACTTACGTTGGGATTACAATGGTTGGAGAAGAGTAAACGGTTTAACAACTTCTTACACTCAAAAAGATTGGAACCAAACGTTGATTACAGCAATTAACCAATTGTCTGCTCAAATCCACAAATCTACATTAAGAGGTGGTGCTAACTGGATTGTTGTTTCTTCTGAAGTTTCAGCTATCTTTGATGACTTAGAGTACTTCCACGTATCTAATGCTTCTCCTGAACAAGACCAATATAATATGGGTATTGAAAGAGTAGGAACATTAGCAGGACGTTACCAAGTATACCGTGACCCTTACTTCCCAGCTAACCAAGTGTTAATTGGACATAAAGGAACATCGTTACTTGATACAGGATACATCTACGCTCCGTATGTACCGTTACAATTAACTCCAACAATGTATAACCCATTTAATTTCACACCAATTAAAGGGATTATGACAAGATACGCGAAAAAGATGGTAAATAACCGTTTCTACGCACGTATCACTGTTGATGGTGTAAGAACTTTTGACTTAAGAGAATTGAGATAATCAATAATCTTGATGATATTAACAAAAAAGGGACTTTTAGTCCCTTTTTTTTATTTATTAAAGTGGGTTAAAAATAAATGGGTTATAATTTGACTTTTAGTGTTTTTTTAATATATTTATATAAAAAAAAACAATAATGAAAACAAATCTATCAACAGAAGATATTAACAATATCATTGAGTTATATCAAACAAAAATCCCAAGCACTCATAAGTTATCAGAAAAATATAAGGTTGGTCATAAAAAAATTAGTCAGATATTAAAAGAAAATAATATTGAAATTAATAAAAAAGGTGGTCAAACTCAAATAGGTAATAGTTTTCAGATAGAATCCACAAAATCTAATATATATTCCCCATCAAATAATCACGAATTAGTTGCTCAATGTAAAAAAACTAATGTGGTTATAAAAGACCCTAATAATTTATCCGGTAAGTTAACTAAACATATTATTGAATTGTATGGTGATGTTTGGATTCCAAATAACACATATCAAAGAAAAAAATACGAATCAATAAATAACAAAAAATGGTTTGAGGAATATTTTAATATTATTGAGATAGAAATTTTACCAACAAGGAAATGTAAATTATGTGATTGGGAAACAACGGATACCTCAAATAAAACCGGTTGTTTTGAAACTCATCTTAATAAACATCACGAAATAACTTTAAACATTTATTTAACTGAATTTCCTGATGATTATTGTTACCACCCAAATTATATAAAAAAATGTGAATTATCTAATTTTCTAAGTAAAAGTGAAAATTATGTTGTTTGTCAAATATGTGGTGAAAAAATGAAATCTATTTCAAATACTCACTTAAAGAATAAACATAATGTGACAATTTTAGAATATAAATTAAAATACCCAAATGAAAAAATTGTTTCAACTTCAATATCTGAGGGTTTGAGTAATTTAGCTAAAATCACAAATATCAATATGACTCCAACTTGGACATCTAAGGGAGAATCAGAAATCAAAGAATTTATTGAAAGTTTAGGGTTTCCGGTTGAAAAAGGAAAAAATCGTAAATTATTAGATGGTAAAGAAATAGATTTGATTATAGATAATAAAAATATTTGTATAGAATATAATGGGTTATATTACCACACAGAAAAAATGGGTAAAACTTCGTCTTATCACTTAAATAAAACTATTCATTGTAATCAAATAGGTTATAAATTAATTCATATTTTTGAAGATGAGTGGAAAACTAAAGAAAATTTAGTTAAAACCAAATTAAAACATCTATTAAAAGTTAATGACGGAATTAAAATTGGTGGGAGAAACATTATAATAAAGAAAATTAATAACGAGGATAAAACTTTTTTTTTAAATGAAAATCATATTCAAGGTAATGATAAATCAAATATATTTTATGGTGGTTATTACAACGATGAATTAGTTGGTGTTATGACATTCAATGATAAAAGAACTATGACTAAAAATAATGAAGGTGAATTTGAATTAAGTAGATTTACCACTAAACAAAATTATGTCATAATTGGATTAGCATCAAAAATATTAAAACAATTTATCAAAGATTACACTCCAAAAACTATTATTAGTTTTGCGGATAGAAGATGGACAATTGATTCAAATAATAATCTTTACACTAATTTAGGGTTCAAACTAGTTTCAATAACAAAACCGACTTACTATTATTACAACTCTAAAGTTAATCGATATAAAAGATTTCATAAATTTGGGTTTGGGAAAAATAATCTTAAAAAAAGATTTCCGGATTTAGACTATAGTAAAACCGAAAAAGAACTTACTTCTGACTTAGGTTATGAAAAAAT